CTTAACTTACACGAACCTTATCTAAACCTCAATAAACAATACTTGTTGACCATGTCCTCATCCGCTGCTGATAACGCTTTTCATGCCATCACCAGTAGCTTACATCAGGACGTACTACAACAACCATTGCTTACCAATGCGTTAGATAGCTTAAATGGTTCGTTGGATCTTTACCCCTTTCATATGTCGGACAGTCTTCGGAACTTGTTGAACACACAAGGCCTTAATGTGTCATCATTTGCCCATCAGCAACATGCCCACCCAGCCAACAAAAGTCTCGAGAACTATTTCAACTTTGAAGTGATACCCAATTTAGTCAGACAACCGGCGAGTTTTCTATTTATCAAACGTTCCAAATTTGATCGAATCCGAAACACAGCTCCTGCTCCTAATCAAAATTATTTTCAAAGGTTAATTAATACACAAATTACCGGTCAGGATTTAATTCGTTACACCGACACTGACAACCGTTTTTTAGCACCCATTCCCACACCAATAGCTTTTATGTTTGATGTCTTACATTATCTCACCCCACTCGACATAACCCGCGTGTTTATGGATAGCCCTAATTTAGAAACCCTTTACGCAACCTGTGTTCTGCCTCCGGAAATTCTCGGTCGCGAGGCGTCAAAACTCCCTGAATTATACCAGCTGACCTATCTGGATGATTCAACTTTTGCCTATACACCTGAGGGTCATTCTGGTGGTGCTTACATCCAGCCTGTTAAGGGCGTCTTCTGGTTAACTCACAACCAAATACATGGCCCCGTGCGCCTTAAAATCACTAAATTAGAAACAAAATGCGCCCACCACCTCCTACAAATTACTAGGCTACCCATACTAGTGCCCAATTACAATCTATTCCCGTCATATAACCTAATCCGAGTTCCACAAATATACACCGACACCTTTCATTTAGAGAACCCTTACATCCCGTACGACCTGTTTTACCGCAGTTACATGTACGCAAAATCAATTAAAAACGTGGATGAAAGAACCTTGTACGCTAAGATTCGTCAATTACTCACCACTCAAGACTTTCTCCTTGTCAACATTCAAACTGCTAACTTCTTAGTCGATGCCATCATTTTCATTATTAGCAGGCAGTGGTCGTATAACGGTAGTGCATACGTTTCACTGAACTTGTTTTCAAGCTTCACCAATGCTACTGCCGGTTTAATCAAACGTTACACAATCAATGTTTTGCGCATTCACTATTTTAATAAGATAATGTCCCTTTTAGATTCCAGGCCCAAAGATATCTCTGTACCACTGGCCACATTTCACATTAATGGTTCAGCTTCCCATTCTGCTTTATACGACAACGAAGCTAGAATACAACCTTGCGGGCGCGAGGCACTACAACTTCTGGCTAACAGTTTGTTACCGCCCCATGACATCTTGGACGATCCAGATGAACCAGACGATGGACCTTGGTGGACTTTGAATGGCGCTGTCGCCTGTCTCACTCGTATGCATCTTCGACAACGGCAATCTACCATCCGACAGCATCAACAACTTCACTCTTACGAATCCAATCGGCACTACCATCGTGAGTTTATTAACTGCCCTACAGAACCCACTAGTTCTCAACCCCTACAATCCACCTATATACCAGGTCGGCCTAGACCACGTAGCATAACACTCACGCCCTCTTCAAATACACTCACCTCTACACCAACACTAACACCACCAATCACTGCTGACAGTGCCAACCCACTTAACCACACTGCTACAATCAACCCCATCACAACTGCTTCCACCACAGGGTCCACCAACAACTCAACACTGCTGGCTGGCACCCGTCCTCAACCACAAAAAGAGAAACAAGTCATTAGCACAAATCAAAACGAAACCGTTCCCACGCCCTTTGATGCCAACAACCCTCAGGCTGAATCTAGCAACACCAGTTCCATCATCGGAGTTAGCGCACCGCACGATGATGCACCCCACTTAACATCTAATGCTAATCAACAATACATCACCTACTTAGAAACAAAACGTGTGAAACCACTACCTATGCCCAAACAAAATATGTGCTTGTTCATCGCAGTCGCAGAAGCTACAAAAATACCCATACAAGCTATATGGGACCGCGTGATTTCACCAGAGAGTCCCAAGCATATAACAGGCTATACAGAAAACAGACGTGGTTTCGATCTCACCATGGTGCAAAAAATTGCAAATCGTTTAGGCGTATCGATTACTTTACGCACAAGCAATGCCGGTTGGTTGCACTATGGATCTAACCCACAACACAGAATAACTCTTTACTGGCGTCGACATCACTTTACTGCGACCCCTGAATCCAATTACTCTTACCCCGAATCTAACCATAACAATAATAATGACGAGGCCATATGGGGCGGTATTCTTAAGCCACTCACTATATCCGATACCTTACTTAAAATAACCGATACTTACTGGTGCAACTACCACGCTAACGCTGACCGTGCAAAAAAATATGTCCAGGACCTGAAAAACGGCTTGACTGGTACCTTGCAACGTCGCACATTACCCAATGGTATTCGCACTTTGGATTACGTTCTCAAAATTGACAATAGAGTCAAACACTCAACCGCCCCTACGTGCAAGTTAGCATTTCGCGCTGGTTTTGCAGGTTGTGGAAAAACATCTCCCGTGGCAAACTATTTATTAAGTCTTGTTACTGCCAACGAACTAGGTCCTTTGGATCTTACTGTAATAACACCCAGAGCCAAATTACGGGCAAAATGGGTCCAAGATACTCAAATTAAACACTCTTTTGCTGTCAAAACATTTGAATCCGTCTTTTATGAAAACACGGCGAAAATCGTTATAATTGATGAAATAACCCTTTTTCCCCCTGGCTACCTGTCAACACTCCTATACATTAATCCACAAATATCACATGTGCTCGTACTTGGTGATATTTTACAAGCATATTTCAATGAACCAAATTCAGATGCTCTAATTAATGATCTAACGCCCGAAGCCGTGCATTTGTCCCCCTTTATTACCAATTACTCACTATTCACACACCGACTACCCTTGTGCATTGCTAATGCAATTGGTGTTGGGACTAGCTCCACTGAACCAGGGTTTATTACTCACTCCACTCGATTGAGATTGGAGTATCCAGTTTTATGTCCTGACGAAGCTAGTATGAACCGTTTCTCACAATTCAACTACAAGGTGTTTACTTACAATTCATCACAAGGACAAGATTTTAAAACCCCCGTCACCATTTTCATCAACTCAGCAACAAATCACTGTAGTCTAAACAGCTGGGTCACAGCCCTTACCAGGTCTAAATGCGGTCTTTACCTTTTTGACAACAGAAGTGATAGACAGAAGCGCAATTGCCAGCCCTGGGTGACTAACTTTCTTATACATACCAACATCTCAGATTATGTTGCTAACCACTTACACTATTTAGTACCCACAAATGCCCTGCTTTATGGTGCTTCCCCATACTCCACTGACACACAATTGATGCTCTCCGACAACGTCTGGCTTCAGGGTTTGTTGGGCCACGAAAATAGGGTACTAACACCGTCGGAACAAGACCTGTTGCAACCCATCCAACTAGAAACTCCATCACTCAATACATCTCAACCTGTATCATGTGAAAGTCTTTTAAATGAAACCTTAATTGCTAATACATTAGACAAATATGACCGTGAACAACATACTGCCAGCGGCACTACAGACCAATTCGCCTTGGACCCCTCACGCGTGTTTGAAACAGTGTTTCCCCGCCATCGTTTGTGTGATGAAGCTACATTTCGACTAGCAATCAAGAAAAGAATTAAAGTGCAAACGGCCTTGGCCAATAAAGCTGAATTTCGATCTCGCCAGACACTGGGCGCTATACTGTTCGAGCTCTTACAAGAACGTTACAAGTTAAATCCAACATTTATAACACCAGAAATGCTTGAAAAACATAGGTTCGAATTGGAGGATACTCGACTATCAAAACCGCTCAAACAACAATTGAACAACGCCAAACGTGCTGACCCTGACTGGGCTTTAAATTGGATTGAATTGTTTATGAAGTCACAGTTATGCAAGAAATTGGAAAAATTCCAATCTAAGGCCATACCCGGTCAAACCTTATCAACCTTTTGTGATGCCGTCCACTACATTGTCGGACCTTGGATCCGCAGCTTATCTGAAGTGATACAACAGCAATTAAGCACTCACTACCCCAACGTGTATATTAATCACCGACGCAATACAGACGACCTTAATGAATTTGTTCAAAATCATTGGAACTTTAGTATTGAGTCTTCCGAAACAGACTACACAGCTTTCGACCAATCCCAGCACGCCGAATACTTGCATATGCAAGAGTTAATTATGACCTACTTCGGTTTTCCAAAAACCGTCATCAACTTTTACCATTGGTTGAAGGTCCATTCATCTTGTTTCCTCGGGCATCTCAACATCACACTCTTTACAGGCGAGGATGCCACCTTCATCTTCAACACCCTAACCAACCTGGTGACTCAACCTCTACTATACACCTACCCCAAAGATTGTGCACAAGTGTTTGCAGGTGATGACTCAGCCATCAACGCTCACTTGCACAAACGATCCCTACCCTCTATAGTTACGAACCAGTTAGAACTCACCGCTAAAACAGCTTACAGCAAATTTCCAACTTTTTGTGGTTTTGTTTTTGCCAGTCCCTCTATATTTAAAGATCCATTTCTCCTTGCAGCACGTATCAAAGCTGGCTTCAGTACAAAAGAAGTTGAAAAATTCTACACCAATTTTAAGCTGGAGCATTCCTTCTTATACAACAATTACGAGAGTCTCTTCCATTCTTTGTCAGAACGCCAGATTGAAGCCCATTCATTCAACACACGTTTCTTCATTAAACGTCCCTCAATTTTGGGCTTATGGCAAATGGTGCCTGATAGTGTATTTAAACTGATCTAACAGTTTCGTACTTTGACCTACGGTCTTTAAACGACGTTTAATCCACTGACTTACCTTACGTTAAAGTCTAATCCCATGAAGACACTATGGAATCACCACAACAACAAGAACCCCGCCCCGATATCAAAGACTCCTTCACATACCAAACAGTTACTGTCCATACCGATTACCCCAGAATTGCCACATACCGACTTCATACTAATTGGCAACCCTTCAACCATGAAGTACAGACCACCATTATCAGAATCATTTACATTGACACCATTACTGCTTACATGCATGTACCACAACTTGATGGAACAGCCGTGGACCTTAACACCACCTTACAAACACCCCTAGGTTCATTCGACTTCATCTTAACACAACTAGCTCTCAACCTCAAACTGGAACAAACACGCAACCTGGCAGTTAATGTACTAAGTTCCACAATCTACCCAGGGGCCCCTATACAGCCCATCAAACCTCCCGATTCAAAACCGCCCGACCCCGAAGAAATAGGTACTATCAAAACTCGTCTCACCTCGATTGAAAATCGTCTAGGTCGCTTCGAAGAGTTAGCCAGTGACGTACCCCAGTTACAGAAGACTATTGATGAATTAACACTCAAAGTGCGTGACGTCATTTCTTTACAGAACCAGATTGCCCGAATTGAGCAATACTACAGACAAACCAACACACTACTAGAGCAAATTCGTAAGGACTACCCCAACCAATTCACACAACTATCCAAGCGACTTGATGATTTAGAAAAATCCAATGCTGATTTACACGCTCGAGCTCGAAGTGACCTCACAGCTTTAACAAAAACAACAGAGGTTATACAAAAAGATCTTGCCAATCAGTCCACAACTCTAACTAAACGTATTTCAGATTATGAAAGAAGTAATAACACCGTAGTTACCAAACTACGTACTGACCTAACCGACTTAGTTGGTGAAATGACCGGCTTGAGCAACTCCAGTAACAACAACTTTAAGATACTCAATGACAAACTAACAACCCAATCCAAGCTTATTTCAGACCTCAGTGCAAAAATTGACAATGTCCCTACCCCCACTAACCTAGATAAATTGATCAAAGATGTCAAAGAACTCGGTGACCTGTTAGCCGCTCAGATCAAGTATGCACAAGACAACTTCCGGATGGTTGGCCAATGCCTTGTCAACCGTTCTAAATGGCACAACCACATAAATGACCTCACTGTATATCGCATTTGCAATACCATTGCATACTTTCACCAATACGGAAATTTTAATCGACCAAAAGAAGTTGCAGTCACACAATTTCTTTGTGATCATCTTAAAGACGCTAGCTGGGCGACCATACTTGCCTTTGACACAAATAGTTGCATGGAGACTGCACAGGAGTTGTACCGTTCCATGCACTTTGAGCTACAACCTGGTCGTTACGACCTCATCCCTCTGGACTTAAGCGACCCTCTATTGCCCAGGGCTCCTGTACCGGATACCTACCCTAAACCACACTCAGATCCAGGCCCATATGACCTACGAATCCTATCCATAACTCGCGCTCAAGCTAGGCTCTCATTTATCGCCACTATCGGTCTATTACGGCATAAAAGAATCGACACCGTTGATTGTACATTTGAAGTGGTTAATCGATACCTGAAGGCGTCTCAAATTCAGGAACGTGACCGTGTTGGTCCTGGTCAAGCTATTATTTATCCCATCCTTGCTTTTAATCATGTAGCAGATGAAACCTTGATACAAAATATACTGGCTGCTAATGTTACGTCTTAGCTTCTTATTGAAAACCCCAGCCACAATCAAACCACACTGGACTCACACACCCCCTCTGACGAAGAATCAATACAAGGTTCGGCCCCCATTAGTCCCACCGCTTTGACAGCTCACTTACAATTCTTTGCTGACCCTATGAATTACAACCCAGATGCGGAAACAGCATTTGCTGGTCGCGAACCCAATGCCAAAGTATCAGCCAGCTCCGTTGCTAGCCCCGCTTTAATAACAACTATCAACACAGCCATTGTAGCCATGATCAATCGCAAGATGGGTGGTGGCGCCATGACCAATGGTGAATGGCTGGCTGCGTTAAACTTACTAATAGAGTCACTAATCATCAATGGCACAAGCCCTATGGCAAATTATGATGATGCAATGCTCCACTGCCGGTCTGCTGCAGGCACAACTGACAAGGAAAAAGACATTCCAACCAGTGACTTCACCAATGTTATCAAGAACTACACATCCACTCGCCGCTATGCCTCTGCTTATGCACTCTTAGCCAAGAAAATAGCCAGTACTATGTCCGTAGATCAATCACTTATGAACAAGCACGGTGTACCCTTAGCCTATAAATATCTTTGCTTCGATTTTGCAGCCGCTATACCCAACTTATCCGTTGATGAGCAGGCCGTAATCCTC